TTATCAATAGAGTTGTTCAAAATACAAGCGAATTCATCCTTGAACCAATGAACTTTAAAGCTTTGCAGAAGAAGTCCAAAAAAACCGAAAGACAGGATAAAGCTGTGCCTGTAAAACAAAAAGACGGTTCTTTGAAAATGGTGCACAAATACAAACGCAAGAAACGTTATGGACACTCCATCAAGAACCGTTCTCCAGGTCTTATGCAGGCAGACCTGAAATCAAAAGCTACACAGTATGGAATACCATACTACGAAATAGATATTCATCAATACCGTGCTTCTCAACTTCACCATGATACGGGTGAATATATTAAACCTACTTTAAACGAAAGATTTAAAACGGTTGAAGGATGCAAAGTACAAAGAGATTTATATTCTGCCTTTCTAATTTATCATACTGACGATACATTGACTGCACCTGATTTTGAAGCCTGTCATTTTGATTTTCCACACTTTGTCAAGATGCAGGATACATTGATTCTAAATATGAAAAAATGTGGACACACAATGAAATACTGCTTTGGATTCTAGCTTAAAGAATCTCTCATCTAGTTCAGGTCTTAGGCGTAAGCCCTGCTGGATGCAGTATGAGTATACAGAGTACATCCATATGGATTGGAAATGCTCAAAAAACAAGAGTTATGCAAAGACTATATGCAAGGACTAGAACCATGCTGAAAGCTTTGCGATGCTCCATTTCTCGCATTGTGAGAAAGAGAATCTCGTCATTTTAATGATGAGAGTACGTCAATGGATTGAAGTCATGTTTGATTTATTGGAAAAAGAAATTGTGTTAAATGATAATGGTTATGAGGCATATATAATTACTTGTGCTTTATTAAAAGAAGAAGCGTTAAGTCGAATTGAAGAATCATATTACAGTTCAGACAATTCAATGGGTGAAATGAGCAGATTCAAAGAAGATATAAATTTAATTAAAGAATTAGTAAATGAGCATTTTAAAGATAATGTTGAAACGAACTTTGAACATTTCAAGGATGAAATCATAGAAGATTACTCGCAGAATTTAGCTGTAGTCAAAGGAAGGCCTACGCTATGTTATAAAACTAATTGCAATGACTGTGACTTTAAAATCAATCAAATAGGATGTCGTGAAAAGGCAAAAGATTGTTGATTTATTAAAAAGCTTTTTAAAAGGACACTCATTAAGATACCAGTTCAAAAATATAAATGCTTTAGCAGAGATGAAAGAAAAAGGGTATTTTAAAGGAATTGATGAGAATGAAGCGGTTGAAGATATCCTAGCAAATTGTGAGGTTATAGGATGATTTATTTCGTTGCAGGATTTTTCATAGGTGGAATAGCTTCAATGCTCCTTTATTCCTTAGTTGTTTCAGAACGAATTAATGAATTGAAACTTGAAAATTGTAGATTGATTGATGATCTAAATAAAGCGGAATATGAAGTTAGAAAATACAAATATCAACATAGGAGATATGGATATGATGGGTTTGAAGAAACGAAATAAGCCTAAAGAAAGTACAGACGTACTAATTAAATTGAAAATCAGTGTTCCTGATGTTAATAACAGTGATTCATGCAATGTTGTAGATTCATTATTAAATGAAATTTGGGATGCTGCATGGAGTAAAGAAGGGGTCGAAGTAGAAAATTTGAAAGCTACATATGTGAAGGAGAAAATAGCAAAATGATGTATTTAAGTATAGCAATTCATAATATAGCGGTAATGGTATTCACTGCATACATGGTAATTCATGTTCATCCAATTTGGGCAGTATGTATTTTATTCATGCATAGAATTGGAACTAAAATTGTACGTGTTCCAATCAAAGAAGATGAGGATGATGCAGTAGACGACGTGTACGGAATGGATTGGAATGAAAAAGATGATTGCAACAGCTCAAGTAGAGACAAGTTTTAAAAACATAGAAAAAACTCTGAAAGACAACGGATTATATGAAGCATATGACGATATGGAATTAATTAAACAGGCTTTAATTGAGAGAGATAGAAAAATATACGGATTGCAGCAGCATACTAGAAATTTAGAGGATAAATTAGGAAGGATAGGAGGTTATCATTATGGAAATCCTAAACAATAATATCTATTGGTGTGATTTGCCAAGATATAGCAATACAGTACTTTGCAAAAGGAGACCATGTATTGTTATTTCAAACGATATTCAGAATAAAGGGAGTAAAACAGTGAATGTAATTCCAATTACAAGCAATTTGAAAAGAACGGATTTGCCTTGTCACGTTATGGTAGATACAGGGCATGAATATGGAATGGCGAAAGCGGAACAAATCTTAACGATCAACAAAGAAAATGTTAAATGGCATATCAAACCACTCGATAGACGAGAAGAAAAAGAAGTAAAATGTGCATTATTAACTCAAATGGGAATTATTTAAGGATTGTATAATGCCTAGAAGAGATACAGAATACGAGCATTTCAAAGAAACCTGCGGAGGATGGTTTAATTATCATGGCAATATTGGTCTAAGAGCAGGTGATGTAGCAATGGCAACATTGTTTGATGAAACCGAATTGGTGCAGGTTGTATTGACTAAACCTTATACATACAATAGGTGGTGGTGTAAGATCGTTGGTTTCAATAGTGATGGAATTGAATATCTAGTTGATAAAACAATGATATTACAGATTTCGATTGATAAAGAGTACAACTTGCGTAGAAAAAGAAGAAAAACTTCTTAAAATCAATTTAAACACGTCTAGAAGTGATTCTAACGAGCAAAATAGATTTAGATGAGTATTTGTTAGGTAAAATAAATAAAAGGCTAAAAACACGTTTAAAACGATAAATATGTTTATAGCCTTTTTTATTATGCAAAAGAAATTAAAAATTTATTAAATTAATTATTTACAAAGATATCGTTATATGATAATATATGGGTGTAAAGAAAAGTACTTAAAGGAGAACGCAATATGACAAATTTAAAACAATTACAAAAGGTATGCAAAGAAGTAAACGAAAAGATGGATGTAATCAGTGAAGAAGAACTAAAAGAAATTGTAGGAAGATATTACAAAGATGATGTAATATCTTGCAGACAATGGGATTTCTTGATTGGTTACATTGAAAGAAAAGAAAAGATTAGTGATAGTTTTGCTTTTATGTATAGCGAATAGGAGGAGTAAACAATGGCAAAAACAAGCGAAGCAAAGATGCGAGCAAATAGTAAGTATGAAAAAAAACATATCAGACAAATTCTTCTAAAATTTCATAAAACTTATGATGCGGCAATCATAGAAAAACTTGATTCTGTACCTAGTAAGAACAATTATGTAAGACAATTGATTTTACAGGATTTAGAAAGAGAAAAGAAAGAGGCTAACAACAAATAGCCTTTTTTTATCGTATTTTTTAACACGTCCGCACTTAAAAATGGTATAATATATGTAGTTAGGAAGTACCTAAAAAGACCAAATATTGCCACTTTCTAACGAGACATTTTTACTTCTACTTACTCAGAATTGAGTGCCTCGGGGAGACCTGAGGATATTATAACGGTGTAAGTGCAATATTGGAGAAAGGGAAAAGATGGAAATTACAGAGGTACGAACTAGAGAGGATATGATTAATAATTTAAAGGCCAATGGCAATTACAGTAAGTTTAAGCAAATCATGCGTGCTTCAAGAAAAGCTTACAGTGAACGCATGGCAAATTATAAAATATCAAAGTCAAAAGAAAATTCCTCTAATCTAAAAGTTGAGTGGAAATTAATTGAAGGTTTTGATGGAATATACTCTGTAAGTAATTACGGTGATGCAAGAAATAACAAAACTGGTAAATTAATGAAACAAAGAAAGACTGAAAAAGGATATTTGCGTGTAGGATTGACAATCAATGGAAAGCCAAAATGTATGAGAGTCCATAGACTAGTTGCACAAGCTTTCATTCCTAATCCTGAGGATAAACCTGAGGTAAATCACATTGACTTTAATAAGGAAAACAATTGCGTAAATAACTTAGAATGAGTGACGTGCAAAGAAAATAGTGACCATTCATTTGGGAATAGAAAACGTTCTAACGAAAAAAATTACAAAAAAGTTAGTAATACAGGTGAAAGGTATATATCGTATTATAGTGGATATTATGTTGTAAGAATGTTCGGGAAAAAATATTTCAGCAAATCATTTAAAAATATAGATGATGCTAAGAAATGCAGAGATGAAAAAATAAAAGAAATATACGGGTAAATCGCAATAAATAACGCACTACAAACGCAACAAAGTTTAATGCCACCCTATTCGCAATAGCCGACCGAATCGCAGCAGCCATACAATCGCAACAGGATTTTCGTGAAACGTGGCCTTATATCGCAACAGAGGTCGGGGGAAAAGAAAGAAAAACAAGTAAATTCAGAGATATAGAAACGTCCATACAATCAAATATGCGTAATAAACACGATAAGTTCCATAATGTTTACACAAAATTGGTTTAAGTTGGTTCATAAATTGTCATAGCGTAGTCATATACTACTACTGGAATGAATAGGCAGATATTTCATTTCATACTCCTTTAGAAATTCTTTATTAATTCTATATCTTGAAGATTGTATGGTTTAAGGTTCTGTATTAACAGAGCCTATATTATAAACAGTTCTGCATATTTTAAAATGATTGATCTATGGAAAAACGATATATCTAAGTCCCTCGGCATATATATAATAGGAAAGAGGTTCGGGGGAGATAAAGAGGGGTTTTGACATCGGGGGAAAGAAGAATTGAGGAGCTACGTCCTCCACAGAGCCTTCCAAACCCTATAAGAAGAAGATATATACACTATTATTACTGGTTTCATTTACCTATCAAGTTCTAATGAAGTTTGATGGGTTTTTTTATTGCTTTTTTTGCTGAATTAATCATTTGTGAACAAAAAAAGAATAATATCCTTTATTTAAAGGGGAATTTAAGTGTACCAAAAAGAAAATTTTGTCAATATAAAAAATAAATTTTGTATTTTGTATTTTGTAATCGGCGAAAAATTTTGTATTTTGTATATTTTGTATTTTGTAAATTGTTCACGATTCTTAGACAAAAACACGGGTTGGTATAAAAATTTCCGCTATTATATTCACGATTCGTGAACAAAAATTGAAAAAATGGTGGATTATATATCGATATCATGATATAATAGTATTGTATAAAGGGGGTGACATCCAAAAATAAGACATAAAAAAAGACCTTACTTCTAACGCTGGCAACGATTGAAAAGTAAGGTCATCCAAAAAAGAAAACGTATATATATTAATTATAGAATAGAAAATGGAGGCAAGCCCCAATAAATATATATACGTATCAATTATAACATATGGGGCAAAAAAGAAAATGAAAAAAAATAAAATTGCGAAAAGTTGGGAGTCTTTAAGCGTTGAAAATGACCCCGTTTCATATTATGACCATAAAGCTGCTAACATGGGTAATCAATATTACGGTATCCCGTTTGCGTGTATATTGTAGGAGGTGGAATCATGGAAAAATTAAGTCATAAAGCCCTATTATCTGAGGGACGTCGTTTGAATGGATTATATTTCAGCGGGAATGTATACGAATATGAAAGTTGTATTGCAATGATACAAAACTTAAGAGAAGATAAAAAGCAAACTCGCATTAGTAAAAATTATAACGACACACTAGAACGATTGAAAAAAGATTATCCTACTTTGAAAAGTATAAGTGCCTTTCAAATTGCATATAGTGCTGGTATATATGGAAATACAGGACAACTACACAAGCTTGAACTATTCGATAATAACAACGACTTGTTAGATATATTGTACGCTTATTATTGAGGCGTAAAATTATGTATACACGAAAACAATTAGACAAGATGGGTACTTTGCACGTGCTCATGCTTGCACTTATTAAATTCTACTTCTATATATGTTTCGATGCGTTGTTGTTTGGCTTGTTCCTATGCATTTCAAACATAGTTTTACCATTAATATATAATTAATTGAAAGGATGAAATAAAATGAAAACTGAAACAATATTAAATAAATTATTAAAACTAAAAGAAAATCCATATAATGCTGAATTATTAGATAATGTTATAAATGAACTTAAAATAGATGTATATAATGAAAACATGGGATTAAAAAATAGGAAACAAGCTCCACAAAAGAAAGCCCTAAAATTTTTAAATGATAATAAGAAACGCTTTTCAAGTTGTAGAAGTTGTTTAGCCTATGCGTGCCAAACAATTATAAATGGTAATGAAGTTCAAGTGTTTACTGACTCTTATATAGCTTTTATCCTTAAAACCTTTTATAACTTGCCTTTATGGGATGAAGAAAATGGAGCGTATCCTAAAATTGAAAGACTAATACCAGATAAAAACTATGGTGAAATTGTGAACGTTAATTTTAAAGATATTATAGCAAAGATGAAAGCCAAACAAATAGAAGAAAAAGACGGCATTAAACTAATAGAATTAAAAAGTGAAAATTATAAATGTTTATTTAATGCCGACAACTTAAAAAAGATATGCGATATATTAGGAACAACAGAATTGAACATGCGTTTATACGGTGAATTAAAACCAGCTTTAATTATAGATGAAAAAACAGATAATCAAGCTATTATTGCACCCGTTAGAAGTCATTGTTAAAAAAAGTGGGTTGATAGATGATAGAACAACTGTCTACAATATTGGTGTTTATTCTACTTGTTGCTTTCTTCTTTAAATATTGGATTTGGATTATCTTATTATTTATCATAACATTTATTATTATAATTCTATTATGCTAGTTAAAACTTTAAATGTTTAACTAGCTTTTTTATTGTCTTTTTTCTTCTTGCTTTTTTTATTGCTGCTAAAACTATTTACATAATCATGAATGAATTGTCTATGAAATGAATACATTCTATAAAGTTGGGGTTGCTGCTAGAGTTTGAAAAACGCAACAGGAAAAAGCGACTATACACACCCCATGCCTTCCATCTCGACCAAACCACATTTTTTACACATAGCACTATGCACAACAGAGTGCTAATCAAATAAAAAACTAATATCAATTATAAAACCACCCCCTTTTTTAGATAAAAATTTTAGGAAAGCGAAAATTCGAGTTTTGAAAAAAATGAGTTCATGTGTTTTTGCTATGGGCAAAAAACGTCTACAAAGAAATCATTTATAATGTAGGGAGGTAGAGAAAGAGAGGATGAGAGTATGCCAAGGGCAAAGAGTGTTTCAGAATTAAAGCGTGAGGATGAAGCTAAGAGGTTCTTTGACGAGTATTCAAAGAGTGGGAATATTACGAAGTCCATGCAAAAGATTCGTCCTGATTTAAGCGATAAGAGTGCTTATAACAAGGGATATAAGATATTAAACAGTCCTTTATTTAGGAATGTCATACATGAAAGGGTAAAAAAGAGAGATCAAAGGAGTGTTATGACAGTAGAGCAACGTAGACAATGGCTTAGCGATAACATTCAAGACGAAGAAAAGGACATGAAAGACAGATTAGGATGTTTAAAGGAATTGAATAGAATGGATGGTATTGGAAAGAGCAATATTTTAAATGTTGGAAGTGTAAATAATATTACTGTTGAGCAGAAAAGAGCGATTGCAGAGGAAAGAATCAACGATATATTAGGTATCAACATGGGAAGTGAATTTTTAGATGCCGAAGTAATAGAACACGAGGAGGATGATAACAGTGAAGAAACAGACTCTTAGTGTTAAGGAACAGTATTTCAAGGATGTAGAGGACTTAAAGGAAGCTAAATCTATTAATAAGAGCCAAGAAGAAGTTGTTAGGTTGTTGAAGGAAGCTACCCCGAAGTATAAATTGAAGAAATGGACGAGAGGATATATCCCCGAACATTACAAACGACTCAATATTTCTAGACAAGAAGCTTTTAGACTTGCGGTTATCGGTGCAAGAGAGGCTTTGACATATTTTCAAGTCAATCTTCACTTCACACAAGCTATGTTGTTCGGTGCGGTTGTAGAAGGGTACGATACAATCTATGCAATTACTACTTCTCAGTATGGGAAAAGCTGGACTTTAGGAATGATTGCTATTTATCGTGCGTATAAAGGACATCAAGTACGAATTGCGGCCGCAACAGGAGAAACTGCTACTATCATCATGTCCAAAGTAATAGGACATTTACAAAATGCAGACGAGTCTATTCAGAGTTCCGTATTAGATTCAGGAAACAAGATTGAAAAATTGCAGACTTCTACTTCCAAAACTAAGATTTCATTTAAAGGCGGAGGATGTGTAGAAATCGTTACATTAGGTGGAAACAGTGTAGACCCGAAGAAAAACAACAACGCTATCGGTAAGGGCGGAGATTATATTATTGACGAAGCAGCCCAAGTCAGTGAAGATGCATATGCCGAGATAGGACGAAGGGAATTTTCAAGCGTTGACGGGTCAAAAGAGCTTGAAATTGCTATTTCAAACCCCCACAAACGAGGAGAGTTCTACGATTGCATGACAAACGACAAATACCCCGAAGGAACATTAGTTGTTTGGATGGATGTCCGTACTGCTTACGAAGAAAATCGTATGAAAAGTGCATCTCAGATACTAAATTCTCATTTTTACAAGAATAGAAGTACTTGCCAACGTTATTTAGTATGCGAATTAGAGGAATTTTCAGATGAAAGTATGTTCAAAACCATGACTTTAGACGACGATAAAGACGATAGTTCCTATAAAAAGCGTTTTTTCTTAGGTGTTGACTCGGCTTATACAGGTAAGGATGGTATAGATGTAGCTTTATGCTCCCAAAATAGGTACGGTTACTGTAAAATCGAGGCAATTTACAATCTTAAAGAGGGTGTTTGGGTGCAAGGAGTCACATCTGAGAAGATTATTACCAAGATTGTTAAGATTATCGAGACATTAAACATCAAATATGTTTGTGTTGACGTTGGTTTCGGTACTTGGTTGACAGAAGGATTGTCAAAATACTCGGATAAGCTAGGATTTATCCTTGAAGGTGTCAATTTCCAAGGAGGGCCAACAAAAACACGTATCAAGGCAAGACATTACAGTGCGGTTTATGCTTTCAATCTAAGAGCGGAAATGTATTTAGACTTTCAGCAGCTAATGGACAGTAAGAAATTGACTTTCACAACCGAAGTTGCAAAAAAATTGAAGCCTGAATTGCTTGCTACAAGGACTGTATCGAAGAACAATAAGAAGATAGCCATTATTCCTAAAGAGGAGATAAAACAACGCTTAGGACACTCTCCTGATGCCCTAGATTCCTCGGTACTTTCTGTCCGCAGTTGTTTAATGTATAATCTAAGCGGTGAAATACTTGCGTATGCAGATAACGATTAGGAGGTGCTAATTTGAGTCGAAGAACAAAGAAAAGACAAAAGGATAGAGTTAAACTAGCATCCAATACCTATGTGTCACATAACATTTCGCAAAATATTCACAGTTCTAATGCAGAAACCGAAGCCGAAAAGGTAATGGAAGCTATGCTAAACTGCAATTCAGACTGCATCAACGGATTTATAAAGACAAACTTTAAGAATCAGTTTGATGAGATTGATTGGATGATAGACAATCTACCAACGCTGCCATATGTTATCGGTAAGGTTATTGACTTTATATTCTCAAATGGAATCACAACGGGTGATGAGAATTTAGACAAGAATGTTCTTATGCCATTCCTTTATAAACACAATGTACAGGGTGTTACAAACTATTCCGTACTTCAAAATGCTATTATGCAGTCGTTATTGTACGGAAAATGCGGTATTCGTTGGCTAGACGAAGATAAAGGAATTGTTACAGAGAATTATCGTAACTATGTTTCTATCATGCGTGAAGATGATGAATATAAAGGCTTTAGAGTTCCTATCTGTTATGCTATGTCGGCAAACGATAAAGAACCTATCTCATTAGGAACAAAAGCAATTGACTTTGACGAAGCGTTATTCCTTAAAACAGGCAAATTAATATCAAAAGACAGAACAATCATTGTAGAGATTCCTGATAATTTCTGCAATTTAAGAAACGGAACAGACAATGAGAACGGATTATCTTGTTTATTGCGTGATAAACAACGTCTAAAGCTATTAGGTGCGGTTTACGAGCGTTTGAACTACGATATTCAGTATGATGGCCCTGGACGTTTGATTTTTTGGCTAAAAGACGGATTTGCCAAGGGAGATACGATTGATTTATCTGCTTCCCAAGTTTTAGACGAATCATCAAGTTCTAAAGCAGACAGAGCCGACAAAGCAAGAATTGAAGCTAAACGTCTAGGTCAAGAAATAAGAAATTCAAAATCAGACAATGTAATCCTTGCAAGTTCTATTTTTGAAAAGATGGATCACTTGCCTCGTGTTACAAAAGGTACGGAGTTCTTAGAATACCTTCAAATGAAGGAAGGTTCTATTGTTTGTCAGTGTTTCGGCATTACTCCTGAATTGATTGGTTTAGGGGATGTATCAGGAAACGTATCTATGGAAAGAATCATAGATAATGCCATGACAAATACAATCGTGCCAATGCGAGAAAGGTTCGCCACTCAGATTTCTCCTATGTTAAGTGAGAAATTAGGTGTACCAAAGGTTTATTTTGATAAATACGAGTTGAAGGAACAACAAGACAAGTCTGCAAAGACATATAAATTAGCCTTGTCAGTTACTCAAATCGTAGGTGCTATTGTCAACGGAGCAGAAGCGTTAGACAAGAGTACTAAGAATTACATGATGGAATCAGTTACTAGAATGATGGATTCTATCGAGAAAACGCTATAGCGAGAGGAGAAAATAAAATGGAAATGGATATTTTAAAAAGTATCTTATCTGAAAATGAGGTAACGCCCCTAGGAAGTTTGAATGGGACTCCGTTATATTCATTTGAAGATGCACAGAGAATCAACAAAATTGGATTGGTAAAAGAGAAAATCCAAGGTAAAGAGGTTGAATTTGGTGAAAGACCTATGCGACCTGATGGATTAGGATATTTGGAAACAAAATCCAATGCAATTGCAGTTCCAACTTCTTTCTTTGAGAACAGATACAGAAAAGTAGAAGTAAAAGAGACGATTGTTGATGAAAAAACGAAGAAAGAAAAAGAAGTTGTTAAAGATGTATATTACGAAGTCGTAACAGACTACAGAGCTTGTAAAGAACAAGCAAGTGGACGTGTATATACAACTACAATTCATGTATATCAGATTGGAGCTAAGAAAGATTCAAAAGGAAATGCTGATTTATTCTTAATTGGCCAAAAAAATATTTCAGATACAGAATTTATCAACGAGTTCAAAGGCAAATTGAACAAAGAATCAATGGTCAAGATTCTTAAATTGATTGGTAATAACAAAACAGAACAAGTAGAAGATACATTAGAGTTTTAATTAGAAGTAAAAAGTAGAAAAAAACAAGGCAATATTTGGAAATAAACAAAAGGTATAAACAGTTTTCACTGTCTATATAGATTTTTGCATATTTCGAGGTATTGCCTTTTTATATGCAAGATAACGAAAGGAGATACATAAATGTCAATTAAACGTAGTTTCACTGTAAAAATCACTTTTAAAGAAGGGTACGGAAACCCAATCACTTTAACAGGGAAAGATGCAACTGCTTTTAACACTGCTTGGCATAACAAATTGAATGACCAAGACGGAGCTATTGGATTTGAATGGCCAGTTATTACTACAACAGGTGAATCACCTAATCAAAAAACAGTAACAACTTATACTTCATTCTTATTCTGCAATGTAGCAAAAGTAGAACGCTCAGAACAAACAGAAACAAAGTATACAGACAATCAATGCCATGATGCTTAGAAGGAGAGACCATGCAAAACAACATACAAACTATTAACGGTGTTACTTGGTTCGATTCCCTAGAAGAAAGAAATGCTTTCTTAAAGCAAAATGGCAGACATGAGTTCGCATTGGAAGAAGCAGCAAAGAACGCAAAACAGTATTTGAAACTTCTTGATGTTATCGAAGAAAAAACGCAAATTGACGTTTATTCAAAATTAGATAGCGGTACTTTGCTATATGGATATGTAGTTCTTGAACCTAAGAAGAAATACAAGATTCCCGAAGATAAAGTTTTGTTAGAAGCACTTAGAAACAAAACTATTCAAAAGAGATATGATTCCACAATGGAAGAAATCTTAAAAGGAGCAAAGATTCCATACGAAGTCAAGAAATGTAATTCATGTGGTGGAAGGATTCAGAAATTATTTTATAAGCCCGTAATCGTAGTAGAAACGGAGACTAAGAAATAATGCCACAAAAGAAAAGAGTTCCAACATATGTAGCAAGCATTAAAGATAGCGTTGACCGTAGAAAAAAAGGAAAAGCATTTTACGACAATGCAATCACTTTATCGAGCGTAGATAAAGAAAACCATTATGTTAGTGTTAACCTATCATCAGGGTACGTAGAAAACAAACCTACACGTCTTATTGACGAGGGGGCAATAACATATGAGGATGGTAATGATATTCGTCTATACATCAAAAAAGGGGCAGTACAAGCGTTCTACGATAGCTTGAGTTCTGATTATGTAGGATATATCAACTTAGCTCACATTGACATTGCATCACTACCTTTAAACCTAGGTACATGGACTAAAGATGATTTAACAGTTGTCGATATTGGTGATGGAAGAAAAGGTCTTGATGTAAACGTCAAACTAAACAGGGAATTGCACATTGTGCAAGATTTATTGAAGCAAGAAATACCATTGAGTATCAGTGCAGAACTGAGAGGAAGAATAGATTTTGAATCGTCATTCAAATTTAATGCACCATTCTACAATGAAATTGAGATTGCTGGTTTCTCAGTTGTTGCAAATCCAGCCAATGTAAACAGTACAGGCGAAAATTTAAACAGTAAAGGAGACTCAGAAATGAACCTATGGGAAAAGATTTTAAAGTTGAGTTCTGAAAATAAAGAAGAAAAGAAGAATGAAGCTTTAGAAAACAAAGAGGAAGAAAAAGAAGAAAAAGAACCTGAAAGTAAAGAAGAAGGAACAGAAAACGAAGAAGAAGCTAAAAAATGCGAAGAAACATTAGAAACTGTTGAAATGTCTAAGGATGACATGGAAAAAATCAACAAATTTATGGATGCTTTTGAAGCTTTAAGTGCAAAAGTTGAAGCATTAGAAACAAAAAATGCCGAACTAAAAGAAAAATTAAAAAATTCTAAGAAAGAAAAAACAGAATTTGAAAAGAAAGCAGAAAGCACATTAGACAGATTGTCTAGTTTGATTTCAGGACAAGCTAACGATAAAGAAAAGAAAGAAGAAAAATTAGCTTCAACTTCTAAAGTTAGCGGAGATATGTGGGGATAGGAGGTAAACCATGTTAGATTTATTATTTACAAATCCTGATAACACATTATTAGAAAAAATGGCAGTTACACCAGGAATGGTAGAACGTCTAAGTTCTAATATCGAGGATTTAACATCATTCTCAAGAGCTTATATTGATTATGAAAAAGCAAGACAGAATTTAGCAGCAAGTTCTACTAAATCAAATGCAGGAACAATTGGTATCAGTACTGATTATTCAGATAACTCACCAGCCAATCCATTCCAAAACGTGTTCCCATTAGTTTCTTGGTTAATGAACACACCGGCTTCACGTAAGATGCAAGGTGCTATGAACCGAGGAGCATGGAGCGTTACAAAAAAAGAAGATGGCAAATTCTATATTCAGTTGCCATTCACATACGGAACAACAGAACCTAAATCAACACAAGGTGAATGTTGCTGGGTTCCATTAGATTTAGCTAAATGCGGTAGCAATGCACCATTAGCATTATTGTGTTTAAAGAGTTGCGAACCTATTATGGATAGCTTAGTAAATGAAACACGTAAAATCAAAGCTAATGATATGGTTTGCTTCTTCCAACGTGAAGGAGAAACTATTAAAGAAGCTCAGAAACGTATGGATTTAATTTCAATGGCATACTTCACTGCTATTAACGTAATCTTAGGAACAATGGCTACAGGTACTGCTACATTAAAACCATTCCACGGATTATTGGAAGTAATGGAAGATAAAGCAGTTATCAAAATCGTAGGTACAAACGTATTATCTGCATTTGATTCAGTTGCATTACGTTTAGCAGCATTAGGAGATGGCGATTATAAATTCGCTTGTCACCCATTAGTACTTGAAGGTATTAAGTCTGTTATCGTTCCAGGTAAATTCAATGGAGAATATCCTGATGGATGGACTCGTAATAAAGAAACAGGCGAAGTTTCATTTAAAGGACATGGATTTATCGCAGATAAATTAGTTCCATGTGACATCACAAAAGGTACAGGTGATGTATGGGTATTAGAAGGAAATACAGTAGGTTTGGTAATGGGAACTACTTTCCAACCATCTGAAAAATTCCAACGTCATACATTCGGTGCTACAGATACTCCATCTGAAGGATGTGGTACTCAATGTGATTACTACTACAACTTTGGATGTGCATTTGGAACGGATGCAAACCGATTAATGGTAATCCAAGGTATTCCAATGTCAGCAGCTACATTAGGAGATACATTAAACGGATTAGACCTTGTATTAAAACCAACAACTATCGTACCAATCAACATTGGTGAATAATGTACGAAAAAATTGTCGAACAATTGAAAAACTATTGTTCGTGCATAAAGGAAAGCGATTTAGAAGCAGATAAGCTTGAAAAGAATGTTGGAGAACTAATTGATTTAATTAGTACCATCACTTGCTGGAAAAACCATCCTTGTGAGACTTTCCTCTCATCTCAAAGAGAAGAAGTCTTTGATGTTGGTGAATTTAAGAAATGCGGTTGCGATTCAGGAATTGTACGCATACCGCTATTCTATCCAATGATTGACCCAACAACGATTGAAGTATCTGTTATCACTAGAGAAAGAATTACATTTACTACTCATAAACTAGAAGTTGATAAAGGTTTTTCTTATAACCCATACGACAGTATCGTATACGTTGATTTATCTAATATCAACTACAAAGATGTTTGCAATTGTGGATGTGATGAATTATCTAAAATCGTTGTCAGTTATGTAGCTGGATATGAAACGATACCAGAATGCCTATTGCCTGTATTCTGCGACTTCCTACAATTCGTTATCGCAATGAACAGATGTGAATGCGGTTGTAGCACGTGTGAAGAAACAGATGGTAGTGATGTTCTTATTTCAGAAGAAAATTCTGATGCTCAGATTTCAATTAGTATGTATGTTCGTGAGCATATTACAAAAGCGTATTCAGAGCAATTAGGTATCTTGTCAGTATGTAATTCAAAAGACACATGGGTTGGTGCAGTAGTATGAGAATTAAATATATTGGAATGAAAAGTTCCACAAAGAAAAACGGATGCCCTGTATGCGGTGCTAAAGCCAAATCAAACACATCTTACGAGTATTCAAAACGTATGTGTTTGCCTAGTGGCCTAGTAAAAATCTTCCTTATGAACAAAGTTGAGGAAGTATCGTATGAAGATGGTGTATTCCTAAAAGGCTTTAAATACGTCTATGGAGGAAAACTTTATTACCCCTTTATCGAGGTGTAGGAAATGCTAAAAGGCCTCTTAGAAGATGTTATAGAAGCGTGTGAAGAAGATTTTGAAGGATTGGCTAGTGAATTAGAAGAAACTATGCGAGAAGAAGCTCCAAGAGGGAGTAGATTCTATGCTCAAGAAATGACAAGTATGCCATGGAATGAATATAGGCCAGGTGCTTTAAAGGATTCTATCACGAAAGAAAAAGTATCTAATACCGAATATCTAATCGGAGTAGATGCGGACAAACTAGAAAAAGATTCTAGAAACCCTTCTCACGTTGATTACTCACCAATGGTACAGAATGGAACTAAACGAGTTTATACATTAGTTCGTAAAAACGGAAGGCCATTCGTTTGGGTAGATGAAATGGGAAAGAAACACTTTGCACACAGAATTAAGATGCCACCTAGAAAGGCAAATGATTTTGTTGCTAGAGCGGTATCTAGATTTGATGCAAAAGTTAAATAAAGGAGATTAAAAATGGAAGAAAAAGTTGTAAAAGCTAAAAAGACTCCTGAACAGAAAGTAGATGTTCAAGCATTTGTTTCACGCAAATTAAACGCTTTAAATCAATTAGGCGGTGCTAAAGCAGAGCGTGCTATGGAGCGTGTACTAAAAGCTACAATGGGAGGGCAAAAATAGTGTCTAACTGCAACATTAACAAAATCATTAGTGACAAATTAAGTGTCTCTAAATTAACTAAAACTCAAGAAATTGATATTACTATCATGAGTGATATTGATTCTTGTTTAAAAATCAACACTCGTAAATTTGAAAAGATTACAGGTACTTCTAGTGCTTATACATCACGTACTATTGCACCTGATTTAATCAACGTTTGCGAATCATTTGGATGTAAGAATACAGGTACATTGTTCATCACTTCTAAAGAAACAGATGCAGAAGGTTCAGACGGAAACAAAGTACACACAAGCGGTGCAGTATTTAAAGCATTGAAAAATGCATTAGACTTTGCAGCAGGTGTTGTTTACTACTACGTAAATGTTCCTCAAGCAGGTACTTACACAATCACAACAAAAATTTCAGATGTTTTAGATCATGAAATGACTAATGCAGATGAATATACAACCACTTTAAAAGCAGATAAAGAAGGATTCTACCCTGTACAGATTGACTTATCAACAGTTCCTACAAAGGTAACAGGAACAGGATGGGAAGCAAGTACATCTGGTGTCCGTTTAAGTATTGAAGTAGCATTAACAGATAAATCATCAAATAGTATCTTGATTGGTCTTTCTTCAATCAGTTTCTTTGAAGAATTTGCAGACTTAGATTCTAACAACGATATTAAAGTAAGCTGCTTATCAGGATTTGATGGTGACGATACTGTAGACCCTGTTGATACAAGTTGCTTCGATGATTCTTATGATGATGATTCAGCTTCTATTGAGCGTTCATTTACAGGTACTCAATTAACATCTAACTACTTAACTATGAACCCATTCATTGGCAAGGGAGATAAGTCTCAAGGCTTTATGATGCGTACTCAGGAAGTAGTTATTGAAGCAGATAAAGAACATCCTGAATATGGTTCAATTCATATTGCAGACCACTTTGTTGAAGAATGTGGATTTATCTATGCAGCATTGAGTGACCAATGCAATATCACAGATTCTACTTTGAATCGAATCAACACTCCATTGTTGGCTAACTTAGATGAGTCTCAATACCAAGTATTGAACAGTAAAATCAATCCAAGCTTAGATATTGAAGGTTCAAAAATTTACTTCAACAAAAACTTAGTTGGTAAAACATTAAAAATTTCTTATCCAATGACTGTTGATGTATTGCAACACTATGTAGCAAACAACGATAGCTTAAAGAATAAGAGAGCGAAAGTTACAATCACTCGTTATAGAAGTGATGGAACTGCGGAAGTATTTACTTACCACAATGCAAAAATTACTTCATTCCCAATGGGTATCCCTGATGACGGAGCGTTTGAATTTAGTTTAGCGTTCAAGAAAGATACTCGTGGAAACTGGTATGAAGTATATGTAGTAAACAAAGCTAACGCTAATTTATAGAAATTGAGAGGCAAATGAGATGGAAGAACAAAAGATTTTAGAACCAACACAGTTAAATGCCATGATTGAAAAGTTAAAAGTAGCTCGTGAGGATGATACTCCTCACGCAGTCTATGGCAATGGTGGCGAAATTGCAGTTGTTGGTGATGCAAATAAGACAGATGTTAAAACAATTGATATTGAAGTGAATTTCAGATTCACTGAAAAAGAAATCGAAGAACATAAAATTGATGTTCCTGAGAATGCTAAAAGAGTAGGGCAATACGTTATGTTCGATAAGAAGTTTGAAAATCTAACATTATCTCCTAGACAAGATATGAAGATGGTAGAAGCTTTAATCGAAGTAAAACCATTGCTATTGGATGCAGAACAAATTCTAGACCCATATAAAGAAAAATTCCAAGAAATCGAGGAATATTACGGTCACAAATTCATTGAAGGAAAAGATGGAATCGTTGCAACAGATGCAGATGATGAAGAAGTGAACAAGACTATGGTTCAGATTTATGAAGCGTATATGAAAGAAGCAAATGAACAGATTTTCCATTTATACGCTCAATCCTCTACAAATTTAGTTGATGGACTTTATAAAGTTGTTGCAATTTTCTTAGGATTAGATGAATTTTATGAAAATCACATGATGCAATATTCAGTTTTAACTTGCATGATTAGCCTAATTATCAAATATCCTGAATTATTCAATGAGGTAGAAACAGTTTTTATCAAATAATTGATAAGGGGGATGATAAAAAGGATTCAGTAAAAAAAGCAAAGTCTTATGTTGCAGAACTAAATCTTTATTCAACCATGGCTCATTATGTCGGTAAAATTCTAAAAATACGCCCCAATGAGATATTAGACCATTGGGGTGTTTCTGAATTAGTTGTAGCCTTTGGGTACTACGCAAATCTACAAAGCGATAAAACATGGAATGAAATTAACGAGGCAAATAAAAATTCTGAAAAGAAAATACCTCAGATTGACAGATATGCGGTTCATTTCATTCAGAAAACAGATTTAGCGAAGGAGTCCGAAGATGTCAGTACGTGAAGTCGGTGCTAGGTTAGTCCTTGACATTAAGGATGCCGAAGCAAAGATAAAACAACTTGAAAAAGAGTTAAAAGATATTGAAAAGGCAAAGCTCAAAGTTGATGCTAACGCCAATGAATTAGAAAAAATTAAGGCAAGATTAGAAGAAATCAAAAAAGAAAAGGAAGCTTTGGAAAGGCAAAAACTTTCTTTAAAAGTTGATTTGGATAATCTAGCTAATTTAAAGAATCAATTATTGGATGTTAAAGATGATATTAGTGAACTTAAAAAAGAGCTATTAGCCTTGAGCAATAAAAAACTTTCTATTGATATTGATTTAAAAGCAAATGCCAATGAAATTCATGATGTCATTAATGACAAGACACTAGGTGAAAACGATAGAAGCGACAAGCTTAAAGGATTATATAGTGCACGTGAAGCTCTCAAATACGATATGCGAGAGGTTGGCATTGAAATTGATGAAGTTCAAAAGAAAATTAACAATCTTAACAAAGAAAAAATTAAGATTGAAGCGAACATCAGTGAATTAAATGATGCTCAAAAATTGGTTGATGAGATTGATGATTCAATCGCAGATTTAGACAAAGAAAAAATAAAATTAGAAGCTGATTATTCTAAGTTAGAAGATACAAATAAAAAGCTAGATGAAACCATTGAAAAAGAGAATGATGTAAGAAGCACAAAAGCAGATATTGAGTCACAAGTTATCGGTTATCAAGATAGCTTGAGTAAACTAAACAATCTTCAACAAGCTGCTAAAGCTTTGAAAACTGCTAGTAAGATTACATTTGATGTTGGAAACAAGATGTCAAATCTAGGCTCTAGTATGTTGAACATTGCCAAGAATTTCCAAAACAATCCAATAGGAGATATTGGACGATTCTTAGTACAAGGTGTTGGATATTCTAGTTTGTATAGATTGGTTTCAAGTACACAAAACGCAATTGGTGATGCATTGTCAAATGGTGTTAAAAGATACGACACAATCAATGTTGCGAAAAGAACATTATCCACTGTAGTAGGTGATGTAGGCGATTCTACAACGAAAATCCAAAATATGATTGATAACCTAGATGAAAGCATTTTGGGCCTACCAACCACTTTAGACGATGCTCTAAGCCATGTTGCGAGATTTACTTCAATCAATCACGATTTAGACAGGTCTCAAAAGCTATTCTCGGCAATTAATGATTCCATTTTGACATTCGGTGGTAATTCTGAGGGAGTAAACAATGCGGTTACTCAGTATTCTCAAATCATGGGTTCTAAAATGGATGCTCGTACATTGAGATCAATGGAAGATGCAGGTATGACACCAGCCTTAACTGCTATTGCAAAGAAATTTAATATGTCATTTGCAGAGTTTAGAGAAGCATTTACAGGTTCAAATCCAACTATTTCATTACAACAATTTGAGGATGCATTAATTGAGTTGGATGAAAAAGGCGGTGGCGGTCTAGATTCGTTGGCAACTATGGTTAAATCATCTGTATCTACAATCACGAACGCTTTTGACTTAATTCCAAAGAGATTTAGTAAAGCCGAAGAAAAGTGGTTAGGTGCGTTAGATGAGGTTTCAACAGAATTGACAGGAGCTACAATCTACGGAAATATCTATAAACTTTCTCAAAAAGTTGAAGGCTTAGGAGATATAGGTGCGAACTTCATTAGAGGTCATAAAAAAGAGATTGGCGAAGGTATAGACTTCATAAAAACGAAGTTTAATGAATTGTGGAGCGTTTTAAAAACATTCAGTTTCAAAGATTTTGTTGGTGGATTTAAACAAGGATTAGATGATTTCAAAGGAGCAATAGATTTCTTCAAACCACTTGTTGGTGATCTATATGATTTCGCAAAAGATAAAATCACTGAAATGGGAGACGGAAGCTTTTCTAAAGGATTAGGACGTTTCGTATCAGACTACATCCAAATTGGTATTGGATTAAAGTATGCTGGTAAGTTAATGAAACTAGGAAGCGGTGGAATTAGTCTTTTAGGAGATTTATTAAACGTTTATTCAAAATTCAAAGGAAAGAGTTTCAATATTCCTTTCCTAGGAAAACTAGGAAGTAAATTCAGTTCTGTTAAAGATGTATTCAAGAGTTCAGATGAAATTACTGCTGCGGCTAGTACTCCAAAAACTTTTGATGTAGAAGGATTTAAAAATAAATTATCTTCATTAGCTATCATAGCTGGTGGGGCTGGAACAATCATACTTTATTGCAAAGCTATAAAGGAAATTGAAAAGAATGTTCCAAATGACATTACTACATTGCCTATGCGATTAACAAATCTATTCTCTGTAATGGGATTGATGATGGGAGCTAATACAATTAATGCAGGAGTTTCAAAAGCATTAGAGATGAACAATGCATTAACAGGATTGGCAATGATGATTGGTCAAGGTGGAGCTTTATGGCTATTCGCAAAAGCTATGCAAGAGCTAGATAAAACCATTCCTGATGGATTCGACACATTCAACGATAAGTTATTAGGCTTATTTGAGTGCATTGGCTCTATGACACTTATTACAGGTATTCAAGGTGGTGCTGGTGTCCTAACGGGTGGAATCACTACATTGGCCCAAGTGCTAGGAATGATAACAACAACAGGACTAGCTGGTACGTTGATTGCTTGTGCTAAAGCTATGCAAGAAGTCGATAAGAATGTTCCTTCAAACACAAAAAGTCTTAAAAAGAAAATCCAAGGAATTATGGATGTAATAGATATGTTTGAAGGAGGAGGAACATATTCTTCTTGGTGGAGTCAAGTTATTAAAAGTTCAGAGTCTTTATGGAAGAACATGGAGACTTGGAATATTACTAGGATTCTAAAGAAACTTGTTACTATTGGAGAATCAATTTCAAAAGTGCAAGGAATGAGTATTGATAGTAGTTCTTTCAACGATCAATTCAAAGATATTCAAGAGGTAATCAAGAATATTAATGATTTTGAGTTCCCAACAGTCAGTACATCAAGTGCAACAAACATTGCAGATGCAAACAGTATCGTTAAGAACTATACAACAATGGCTTCTAGCCTTTCTAAAATGTCTAATATCAACGGAAGTTCAATTAACGTTGAGAATTGTACAAGCATTTTAAAGAATGTAGCTAGTGTTGTTAGTGAAATGAAGAAGATTGTATTCCCTGATGTTACAAAGAATTTTAAATCTAATTTAAATGCTACAAATGCTCAAGAGTTCCTAGATACATTGAAGATTTTGGAACAGATTGTTCCTGAATTTGGAAACTTGCAAGCAACAATTACAAACAATCCTTTACCAAATGCAGAGGATATTAAAAAGACAATTGCTAGTATTTCTCAAGCGATTGGCTATATTTCTGTAGCTGGTGTTGGAACAGGAAAAGACAAGAATATGTTGTCTTACAACTTGAGACAAATGCCTGATTCTAAGCTATTTAATAATGCACTAAAGGCGATTACAACTTTAGGCGATATAATCCTTAAATTCGGAACTTTAAACGTATATTCAACTGATTTCGACTTTGAAACACTGAAAGCCAATATTAAGAGTATTGGAAATGCAGTGAATGAAATGGCAACAAACAAAGGATTAACTGAAAACCTAGAGAATATGGACAAAGTTAATAAGACTGTTTCTAAGTTAAATAAAACGTGTGAAAGCTTAAATTCTATCGTTGGATTAAATCTAGACTTCGTTAAGATTGGAAAAGTCACAACAGGTATTCAAACATTCCTAAACAATGTTAAAGGATTAAAAGTTGGAGAAGCTACTACAGATGTTGTTACAGAAGTAAATTCCATTGTTAATTCATTCCACAATATGGCCACAACTTTATCAAATATGAAATCTGAATTTAATACCTCTGGTATAGATATGGCAAATGGAATTATTGAAGGTTTCAAAAGCATTGATATTGAAGGCTCATTTGGTACTAAGATTGATAATGCTAAAGCTTCATTGAAGAAGAAAAGCTTCAAATCCGTAGGTAAGGAGTTTGGAAAAGATGTTGTGAGTGGATTCAGTGAAGGTATCTCTAATATGTCTAGTTCAATCTCTAATCAGATTACTATGATGTATGGATATTCAACACGATTCACAGATTTAGGACAATACTTAGGAAGTGCGTTTAAAAATGCGTTCAACAATCAGTCAGGAAATATTAATACAGGTGGCACAAATACTCCTACAGTAAACAGAGGAAATGAATCTAAAGGAAACAATATGAAGTTTGCTAAAGGTGGCCCAGTTTACTTAAAACGAGGTGGACAACCTATTGTTATGAAACCTAGTGGAACAGATACAGTGCCTGCTATGTTAACTCCTGGTGAGTATGTAATGAAACGTAGTGCAGTTAAGAATGCAGGTCAAAGTTTCATGGATAAAGTAAATAACATGGACTTAAAAGGTGCATTCAAAGAATTGTCTACTAGATATGGTTCTCAACTTGGAAGTGTTGTTAATAAGAATGTGACTATCAACAATAATGATAATCGTGTTACGAATAACAGTATTGCTTTCAATGAAGGAAACGAAAGAAGGCAGGCTATCAAAGTAGGTAGATGCTTGAGAGGTTTGGCATAATGACTTGTTATAACTTAAACCCATTAAAAACATACGTTCAGTTCAATGATCTTGTAATAGACAGTGCAGAGGAGATTTCCTCTGCCTCTCTAAAGCAAGATACAAAGACTGCAACGCAAGAATATAGTTACGGGCATGGTAGTTATGTTGCTTTCCAAAAGAATCAACAGTTTCTTACGGAAGGTGATTTGTCCTTAACATTGAATTTTAATTATGAACATTTTCATGATGAAGATAGAAGATTCCTACGTGACTATTTCAATTTGAATTTACTTAAACCTGGAAGGTTATGGGCAATTCAAGATAACAAATTGATTTGGGCATGGGCCTATGTCACAGGATTTAGTGAAGATTACAAAAAATACCAAGGTTATCTATCAATGGATATTGATTTTAAACTTTGGGAAGGTGTATGGCATATTGCAGACACAAAGAAAACATTCTTAGTTCCTTACTCTGTATGTAATATCCTCGATTGTGAGGATTTCAGAGATGCTCAAGAGTGCTTATCGTGTTGTGTTACTTGCCCTACTGATATGGAAACTTGCAATTCGTGTTTATGCGATTGTGGAGACATAACAGAGGAAACATCCTTATGTGTAATGGGAACTAAAGCATTGGAAGATTTTATGAATTGTGGCAATTCATACAAGATTGTCTACGATTGCATAAAAGGTGAACAGATTTTCGGTGATGATTTAATCAAAAATAAAATCTGCAAAAAAGATTATTGTGTTGAGTCAATTGCTGGAAGATTCTACAGTGGAACAGTACTAGATACAGATAAGGTAAAGTTGATTCTAGATGGTAAATTCCAAAACCCTGAAATTGAAATCAACGGAAACAAAATGATGATTTTAGGTGAATATGATGGAATTTTAACACTTGATTCAAGTTGGAACTTATACTTTACTGCGGATGGATGTTGTGCATCAGAGGAAGTAGATTTAGATAATCTAGTGATCGAAGATGAATTTGGATTCACAGTACATCATGGAATGAATAGATTAGTTGTCACAGGCTCATGTTGTAAGATGGCTTGTGTATATATAGATGTTGATGAACTTACAAATTAAGGAGGCTTGCAGTGGCAAATGTAAAAAGTTATTGCACTGCTTGTGGAAAGTTAAAAGATAGCAGTGCAGAGTTTATCCAAAATGGTGTTACAGATTCAATCTGTACGTCTTTAGGAAACGATACAGGCTTAAATCCTGAAAATGGCAATAATACGTGTACAGACATGGAAAATGCAAACGATTGCCTTACAAAAGGCTTGTATGACATCATAGATGGATTTGATTTGTGTGATTGGAAATTATTCATGAGTCAATATGCTAACAATGATTACAACATGAAAGCAGCTATGATTTGTTGGATGTGTGGATTGCAAGACCAGTTGTATAATCTTCAACTTCAAAATTTGGCAATCGAAACACAATATACTATTCAACAGTCCACACCTGGATTGAGTGTTGCAATTGACAGACAAGGTAATTTCAGATTCAATTATTCAGATTGGATTCATACAAGTGATTATACGAAAGTAGCGGACGGAGTTATTACGGGAAAAGTTGATTTCTGTATGAAACCTAACAAAGATAAGAGTGCTACATACAAATTCAACAGTGTTACATTGAAACACTACTCTTATAAAATGACTGGAGTTTCAGCAAGCTCAGCTCCTACTATTTCGATTCGTGTTCCTAATAGGAGTGGGTCGTTGGTATATCAGAAAATCACAAATGCTTCATTTGAAGAAGATATTAACAAAACAGTTGAATTAAGCATGAGTGGAACAGTAAAAGCTGGAGAAACAACAAATTGGTTGCAATTCCTTTCTATTTATGTTGATTGGGTAGAAGATGATGAAATATCTCTACACACTCGTTTTGTAAATGATAACAAGGTGAATTTTGTTATCTGTAGAGATTAGGAGGTACACATAAATGAATAAAGATGTTTGTTCTGCTTGCGATTCTTTAAAAGCTACAAGCAGTAATTTCATTCAAAAAGGTGTAACAGATACTATTTGTGCAAATATTAAAGCAAACCAAGGTTTTGAAAATAAGGGCCACAATAACTGTACAGATATGCATGATATGAACGATTGTCTATTAGGTGGATTGCTAGAAAATATTGATACAATTGATGCTTGTGATACAAAAGAAGCTATCAAAGATTTGGAAAAGAATTTAATCAGTATCATGGATGTAATGATTTGTTCTGATTGCGGCCAATGGGAAGAAATCGAGAAACTATGGGCAGAAATCCAAAAGATTTGGAATGCTATCAGAGATTTACAAGGCAAGGTTGGAAAGCTTGAAGGCAGTGTTGGAAATATGTACAGTGCAGTTGAAAAGATTCTTACGAACCTTAAAAACAGTGGTGCATGGAAACAAACTGGAGATACTGTATTTGAAGGAAAATTCAATGACGGAAGAAGCATTGCAACAGGTAATATCAATATCTTCGGTGGTACTCCTGATGGAAACTCATACATCCGTACTAATAACGGAAGTTCTGAGAATGATTTGGCTGGTGGTGTTTAATGGCATGGCAAAACTTTCATGGAGCTTACGATAACACAGGGCCATACGCAAACGTAGTATTAGGTGGAAATCCAGGCGATACCGCAGACTTTGGATTCCCACTTTCTATTGCCCATTCTAAAGGATATGGAAAAGGTATCAACTTTTCCGACGACGGAAAATATGGTGTTACGTTCACATTAGATTTAGTTGGATATGGTGTAACGGATGCTGGTCAATATACAGGAAATGGAAAGTATGTACAGTATGGCAGAAGATACAACTATATTTTGATCATTAGTGTTTCTAACGACAACAAAGCATCATGGAGAGAGATTTACAATCAAGTAATATTCTCTCATGCAGATACATGGCCATTAGCTTATTCATCAGGTTGGGAAATAGTGGCACAAAACAGTCAATGGAGTGGTAAGCTACAACTTCCAACGGATACAACACACGTTAAAGTTGAATTAAGAGGTGAAGCTGCTACATTCCCTTACGAGAATATATATTCAATTCAACAGGTTATCCCTGATTTCAGACCATGGGCAGTAAGGAAAGGCGGTATATTCTATTCTTTGGATAGAGCTACAGGATGGTTTAAAAAGAGAGTTAAAGACTCTTGGGTAACTATTGGCAAGTACAGTGCCGATAAAGCAAATAAAGAAAACCAAGGATCAAGTAGAATCAGAAAAAATGGTAAATGGGTAGGACAAGGCAAAATTGGTAGTTAGGAGTAAATATGATTCCTTACTTTGAAATATTAGAATTTGGAAAAGTTAAGAAAAGATTCAGAGAGGCTTTAAGCACAATCAGTTTTTCAAATGAGTTGATGACAGTACCTGAAATGCAAATCACAATTCCTAACGAATACTACGATTTAATATCAGGAAGAAAAGAAATGCGAGTAATTATGGATTGTGGAGTTTTCTACGGAATGATTACCGACTACAAACCATCTGTAAGTGGTTTAAACATATCTCTAACGCACGTAATTAACGAATGGACATATAGACAAGTCCCAACGAATTATGCGGTTAAAAACGCTCTTATAAAGAACGTATACGAAAGTGAAGATATGTATTATTCGACTCAGTGGAAGATGAATTTTGAAACTGAGATTGATAATGAAAAGATTGACTACGTTTATTCTAGACAATCTAAATTGGATGCACTTACTAAAACTTGTGAATTGACACCATCTGTATATTGGAGAGTTCCTTTTACAAATGATAAGCAAGTTGAAGTTGGATATTTTGGAAAGAAACAACCTGTTATGCTTTCTAATAAGCCAACGTTAGGAAGAAACTACAGAATCATTGGAGAGCCAACAATGGGAACCGATTTTTCAGATGTTATCAACCTTGCTACAGTTTATGCTAATAAGTCTGATAGTGGTATGTCCTCTTTATCTCTGAGAGAAGTATATAACGATAAAAGTTTACAGAACCCTAAGTTTCCTGTAGTTATTTTAAGGTCAAACATAAATAACGAACGTGATTATGAATATGTAGACTTTCCTAAATTAGCTCCTAACAATCAATTGGAGTATTCCATTATTGATACGGAATCGGTTGGATATGAAAGTGGTGTATTCATTGAAGGAACATTTGCCTTTGATGATTTATCTCCATTTAGCCTAGAGGACATGACAAAAGACTCTAAGGATTATAAATGGGTCATCCCTAAAGAACAAAGATATTTGACTGATACAGAGGAAATAAACAATGCTAAAGCCTTATGGCACTCTTTAAAAGATATTTGGAGTAAATCTGCTATTGCTGCTTTATGTGGCTCATGTCATGTGGAATCAACATTAAACCCTAACTTGTATCAAATGGGTGATGTTCCTGATTCTCAAAAAGGATTTGGACTAGTTCAGTGGACTCCATACACACGAATTACCAATTGGCTTGGTTCTCATGGGTACACAAGCTACACAATGTACGGAAAAGGGGAAGTAGCTAAGTTGGTTGAAGAATGGTCAACAAACGCTACAAATGGGCCTTGGATTCCAACTTCTTCTTATAACATCACATTTCAACAATGGTCACACATGGAAGCCGATATGAATTACATGGTAATGGCTTTTATGGCAGATTATGAACGTGGTGATACATCTATTGATTTACAGTATCAAAAGCGTATTGAATTTGCTCAACGTATTTATGGTTTGATTCCTGAGTGGGAACAAGAAGATAACGGAACTACATCTGATACAGATAAAACACAATCTCGTCCTTGGAACGCTCAGAATTTTATCAACACATGGAATGGTCAATCTATCGACATGGATGGCGTTCCAATTGAACAACCATATCAATGTGTAGATGCATGGAAGAAAGCATTACAGACATTGAATTATCCCGACCCTACAAGAGCTATTGGCGGTGACGGATATGCAGATTACATTTGGTATAATAGAGATGAATTAGGTTATTCTCAGTTTTTTGATTATGTTAGTACACCTCAATTTGGTGATTGGTGCATATTCGGTAGAAGCGGTGACACACCTGCATCACACGTTGCAATGTACGTTTCAGATGCTGGCAATGGTAGAGCGAATTTCTTTGGCCAAAACCAACCTTATCCATATTGCAATACAACAACAATCAGTACATCAAATATCATTGGCATTTTAAGAGTAAAGAGCGTTTATGTACAACAGAGCATTGACCCTGAGTCCACAAACGGAACGACTATCATTACTGATAACGATAGAATATATGCGGCCAAGGTTGTATATGATTGTGCCTGTAGAAAACTAATTAATGCAAGAAGAAAGTTTGCTATCAATACTTCTTGTGAAGCATTACCTAAAGAAGTAAACGTAGGTGATAGAATCAGATTTATTTATGACCTCAATTTATTGCAATTGGGAAGTTGCAACAGATACATGAAACGTATTCTAAAACAAGATGATTGGTTCTATATAACAAGCCTACAAAGAGAAATAGATAAAACAGGAATTGAAATAGATACATTGACACTAGAGAAATTCCTTAGAACAGATAGAGACGGAAAGAGTGAGTAGTTATGGATATTAGTAAGGCGATAAATATATTAGCTGATAGTGTCTATGATTTGAAAGAAAAAGGAAGATACAATTCCATTCAACGTAGAAACCATACAGTTGACTTTTATGGGTATGAGTTCCCTAGATGGGGATGCTCAAGTTCTAAACCAGCGGTAATAGGAATGTCAATTTCACAGGATTTGATTTATTATGAGCGTTTTGAGTTTAAACTAGTAATAGATAATTCTACTGCTACAAACTTTAATATCGAGATTGAAGGAATAGACATGACACCATATTTCAAGCAACAATTCAATGGAGCGTGGATTACGGGAAACGGATTATGGCCTGGACAATATTCCAACTTTGATGTTCTTAAAGCTTGTGGGTATCTTTCAGAAAGCGATAGAAATAGAATACTAGACCCAGGATATAAGACAATCAAAGTAACAGGAAACGGTAATTTTGATTGTACGTTAGTTAATTATCTTAAATATAGTCATGTAAACAGATAAGAGGTATCTATGAATAGATATGAGCAAAGGATTGAAAACCTATCAAATCATGTAAAACAAAACCCTAGAGATTGGCAGTCTGCCATATCGCTATTGAAATTGAACAGTCAACAAATTGACTTTAAAAGAAAACAAAAACAACAGTCTGCTAGATTGTCTATCAAAGCATACAAAAAGGAGGTTGTGTAGATGGAAAACAAATATAGCACTTCGGGAATTGGAGAAGATATTATCCGTAGTTTTACACAAATTGCAAGTGCAGAACTACACGCTAAAACATTATTAGAAAAACGTATTTCTGAGGTTGAAAACGGATTAATTAGTGAAGAAGAAATTCCTGATAATTTAGAAAAGATTGAAGCATTAAAGGATGAAATTGATGATTATGCCAACATCAGACGTTCTCAAATGCTTTATCTATACAATTCTTTTGGTGGAAAAGGGGATAGAGAACAGTGGTGCTTAGTTAAACATTTAAGTATGGCTATGTACACTGCATTTGAAGCATATCAAGCTTCTGATAGAGACCCAGAATTATTGAATATTGCTTTGGAGATTAACAAGAAGTTTA